TGGTACACTAACTACGAGTGGCGGATTCTTTACAGCTTTAGATGCAGTTAAGACTAAATACCCAAAGGAGTAATATAGATGGCAATAACGAGATTAGGTGGAGCGAATGCTATTAGTGGGTCAATTACGTCTAGTAATCTACCAACTGGAAGTGTTTTGCAAGTTCAATCAACTACCAAAACAGATACATTTTCTGGTACATCTACAAGTTTTGCAGATGTTACTGGACTTTCAGTTTCAATAACTCCATCTTCAACTTCAAATAAAGTATTTATTGAAGCAAATTTTGTAGCTTCTAATGGTGCTGGTGGAAGATCAATGTATTTTAATTTACTAAGAGATTCTACAAATATAGCACAACCAAGCTCTCCAGATAGTAATGATTGCACAGTACAATGTAATACGATAGACTATAACTATAATGTAAATATAGGTAAATTATCTTTTTTAGATTCTCCCTCATCTAGTTCAAGTCTCACGTATAAAATTCAATATAAGCAGGATGGTGGAACAACTTATGTTGGTAGGAGAGGTGATTCCGATCAAAGATCAATTTCAACAATAACAGCATACGAAATTAAAGGCTAAGACTAATGCTTGGTTTTAATGCCATATCAGCTCTTCCAATATCGAGCACAGTATTTGACCCTAACGTTACAATTAACGTAACAGGAAGTCCACTAACGCTTTCTGTAGGGGCGGCTTCAACATTAGCAGGTGCTCTTGTTAGTGTAACAGGAAATCCCTTAACAGCAGCCACAGGAAATGTAGTAATTAACGCTGCAGCAAATGTAACCGTTGCAGGAAGTGGTCTGACTTTAGCTGCAGGAAGTGTAGTAATTAATGCAGCAGCTAATGTAAATGTAACTGGAAACCAATTGACGTTAAACACAGGAAGTGTTACATTGATTGGTAAAGCAAATGTAACGCCTGATGCGACACCTTTAACCATAACTGTTAAGGATGCTACGGCAATAACATGGAGTGAAATAGATCCAAACACTAATAGTGTTTGGGTAGAAATAGACCCAATTTAATATGGCATCAACATTTTCAACAAATTCAAAATTAGAGATTATTACAACCGGTGAGAAAGCTGGTTTATGGGGTAATATAACAAATACTAATTTACAAATATTAGAGCAATTATCTACAGGTTATTTATCTTTAGATGTAGCTTCTTCAGACCAAGCATTGGCATTAGATAGCGGTGCAACTTCTAATGGTAAGAACCTTTACTTTAAACTTACCGGAACATTAGCTGCTAACAGAACTGTAACTATTCCAAACAGTGCAGAAAGAATTATGATATTTGAGGATGCTACTACAAGAGAAAGTTCTGGAAGCACTAAAACTTTAACCATTAAAACTGTATCGGGGACCGGGGTTACTGTTCCTGCAGGTGCACACTTATTGGTGTATTCAGATGCAACAAACGTAAATCTTGGTTTATTAAATAAAGGATACATTACAATCAACTCGTCAACTGTTACTGCCCATACAGCGGTTGCAGGAGAGCAGATTTTTGCAGTAACAAACACAAACCCTATAACAATTACGTTGCCGGCGGCAGCGGCTACAGGTGATGAAGTTACTATATTAGATGGTGGTAATTTTTTTGCATCAAACAATCTTACAATAAATAGAAATAGTCACAAAATAAACGCGGGAACTTCTAACCTAGTTTTAAATGTTAATGGTCAAGCAGCGACTCTTGTTTATGCTAATGTAACTGTTGGCTGGGTATTGAAGTCAACTAATCAGTAGGAGTAGTATTATGGCTCTTATTGAGTTTCCTTTCGCTCCCGGAATAGATAAACAAGACACCACTGTTGGAGCAGAGAACAGATGGGTGGACTCCGACAACGTAAGATTTAGATACGGACTGCCTGAGAAAGTAGGTGGTTGGTCATCTTTAATTTCAGAATCAATAGTGGGTGTTGTTAGAAAACAACATTCTTTCGTAGATTTAGACGGTAACCGATACGTGGCTCTTGGAACAGATAAATTTTTACTTGTTTATTTTGAAGGACAACTTCATGATGTTACTCCTATAAAGTCTACAATAGGTTCTGTTGCTATATCTTGTTCAGATGCAACTTTTGAAGTTAATCTTACTTTTACATCAGACCATAATTTAGAATCTGGAGATATAATATTATTAGATAATGTAACTGTACCAACAGGAGTAGGTTTAACTAACGCTGCATTTGAAGATAAACTATTTCAAGTCACAAGAGTTACATCTTCAAAGATTGCAATTGTAACAGGGACACAACAAACATCGAGTTCAGGTTCAGGGGGATCTTGTAGTGTTATACCTTATGAGAAAGTTGGTCCTGCTGCACAATCTTATGGCTATGGTTTTGGTATTGGTAATTATGGTGGAACAGTATCGGGTGTTACTACAACAACTTTGAACGGAGCTTTACTTGCTGATACTGCTGGTACAGGAGGATCTGGTACAGCGATAACTTTGACATCAACATCTGGTTTTCCAACTGCTGGAACAATTGCTGTCGGCAATGAATTAATTACATATACAGGAATAAGTTCAAACGATTTAACTGGTATTACCAGAGGTACAAATGGAACAGCAACATTTGGTACATCAAATGGACAAGCACACAGTGATGGAAGCACTGTAACAAATGCTACAAATTTTTCTGGATTTGGAAGTGCAGTAAATGCATCAACCGTAGTTCTAGAACCTGGTCTTTGGAGTCTTGATAATTTTGGTCAGGTATTGATTGCAACAATTGCAAACGGTAAAACATTTACATGGAACGCAGGAGCTGCAACACCGCTAACCACGAGAGCGTCTACAACAACATCTGGTTTTGAAACAGGAAATAATCCAACTGCATCAAGAGTAACGTTAATATCACCAACTACACGTCACTTAATACACTTTGGAACAGAAACAACTATTGGAACAGCATCCACACAGGATGATATGTTTATAAGATTTTCTGATCAAGAGAATATAAATACGTATGCCCCTTCTGCAACAAACTCGGCAGGAACACAAAGACTACAAGATGGAACTAAAATAGTAGGAGCCTTAAAAGCAAAAGAAGTTATTTTAATATGGACTGATAATGCTTTGTATACTATGAAATTTATAGGTGCTCCATTCACATTTAGCTTTGAACAAGTAGGCACAAACTGTGGATTAATAGGTAAGAATGCTGTCGTTGAAATAGATGGTGCTGCTTTTTGGTTATCACCAAATGGTTTCTTTTTATTTGATGGTACAGTCAAATCATTGCCATGTTCTGTAGAAGATTTTGTATTTAATAATTTTGATACCACAAAAGGACAACAAGTTGCTGCAGGATTAAATAATTTATTTACAGAAGTTATCTGGTACTATCCATCATCAACAGCTACTTTTAATGACAAGTACGTTGTATTTAATTATGGTGAATCTGCACTAACTAAAGTACCTGGTGGTGTTTGGTACACAGGAACAGAGTCGAGAACAAGCTGGATGGATGCAACTATATATCCAACTCCGTATGCTACAAAATACGACAGCAGCGGTATCGGAACTTTTCCAGAAGTAATAGGTGAAAGAGATCTAGGACAGACAAAATACTTTGAACACGAAACAGGAACTGATCAAGTTAACGAAGATGGTTCGACTACAACAGTAACATCGTTTATTAAGTCTTTTGATTTTGACATGCAGCAAAGATCTTTTAAAGGACCATCTTTAGCTGGTGAAGTATTTCTTGCTGTTAGAAGATTTATACCTGATTTTAAAGATCTACAAGGTAACTCAAAAGTAAGTCTGGCTGTTAAGAGATATCCACAACAATCTGATAGCACGACAACACTGAGTCCTTTTACAGTAGACTCTACAACAGATAAAAAAGATACCAGAGCTAGAGGTCGTTTTGTAAATGTTAAAATAGAAAACGATGCCGCTAGTGAAAAATGGAGATTTGGAACATTGAGACTGGACATACAACCGGATGGTAGAAGATAATGGCTAAAATAAATATAAGAATACCAGAACCAAAAGAAGATTACGATGTTTCTAATCAAAAACAAATTAACAGAGCTTTAACAATAATGAAAGATCAATTGAATTCTACATTTTTGAATGAAGTAAAACAGGAGCAAGAAAGATTTTCTTGGTTTATAGGTGGCTAATATATATAAAAATGCAAAGGTAGATTTAACTACCACAGACAATACTACGATATACACAGCACCGTCTGATTCCAGGGCTATAGTTAAAAGTATCATAGTATCCGAGGACGCTGGATCGGGGACCACGGTAACTTTGACTATAACAAATGCTGCTTCAGCAGTATTTAACTTGTTTAAAGACAAAGCAATAGCCTCAAAAGCAACAACTGAGCTGTTAACTCACCCTTTAATTTTAGAAGAAAATGAGGTATTAAAGGCACAAGCAGCTG